TGCGATTACGGGAATGGGTGGATCGGCTGGCCAAAATGGCGGCCCAGCTTTGCAGATTACAACGTCTAATAGTGTTACAGTTACCAACAACTCTGGAGCATTTATTGCTGGCGGTGGCGGTGGAGGGGCGGCATCTCAAGGCGGCGGTGGCGCAGGTCAATCTTTGCCCGGTGTATCTACTGCAAGTGTAGGCGGCCCTTATAGTTTTAGTGTGGGTTTGTCTGGTACGCTAGCCGTATTCGGCTGCTCAGAAGGTGGTAACTGTATTGTTTATGGTTCTTGTACTGCAAGCGGTTCAGGTAATAGAGGCTACGGTGCAGATCAAGGTGCGTATGCGGGGTCAGGTTCAACATCTGTAGGTTGCTGTTCTGCATCTGGCACAGGCTCTAGTGGAACTGGCTGTACATGTTCATACACAAATACATTGTGTGGTTCTGGTTCACCAAACACAGGCGGTACTGGTGGTTCTGTTCTTAGTGCTACAAGCAACGTCACTATTAGTGGTGGTGGCTGGGGTCTAGCAGGAACAGGCACAGGAGCAGGAGCTGGCGGTGCAGCTATTACAGGCACATATGCTACACTAACAAATAATGGCACAATTTACGGATCAACATAATGAGCGCAGAAGACACATTAAATGTTCAATGCTGGCAAGAGATTGATGGTGAGAGAGTAGAGATACCCTGCCCCGATAATGTGCTAGATGAAAGTACTTTCGGTATACTAGCATCGTCTGAAAAAGCCTCACAGAGAATGGGTATTTGTAAAGCATGTCCTTCCTATAAGTCTATGTTGTTTATGTGCAGCGAGTGCGGTTGTGTAATGCCAGCTAAAACAAAGCTAGATAACTCTTCTTGTCCTTTAGGTAAATGGTAAAGCTATGTCTATTAACTTGACACCAGAAGAGCTAGAAGCTATGCTTGACCGTGCAGCTAGGCGTGGTGCTAAAGAGGCACTAAAGTCGCTAGGCTTGCAAGATGATGACGCACGTAAAGACTTACATGAGATGCGTACTCTACTCGAAGCATACCGCGATACAAAGAAAAGCATTTGGTCAACAGTAGTAAGAATATCAACAGTAGCATTGCTATCATTTATAGCTGCATCTGTGTGGATGCAAATAGGGAATAAATAATTATGGCTAAAAGATTTGCAGGATTCACCCCAGAACAGATGGGTAAGATTGTACCTGAGATGCAAGGTATGCAAGCGGATGAACAAAAGAAGTTCTTAGCTGCTAATCCTGCTGCTGCTGCACGTGTAGGTAAGATGTTTGAGACAGCACAGAAACGTATTGGTATGGCATACGGCGGTTACATCAAAGGTTATGCCGAAGGTGGTGATACTGACGAGGAAGTAACAACTGATCCTGTAGATAACCCGGAAGGTAAGGCAGGTCAAGCTGTTGCCTCTCTTACTACAACAATGCTTGAAGACCCTAGTAAGCTTGCCTCGAAAGCAGATGTTGCAACTATTAGCGAAGAAGATAAAACAGCAGGTGAGATAGCTGCAGGAACAGGACAAGTAGGGGATGCTACTGAGGCTGCTACCACTACGGCACAACCCTCTGCTACAGTAGAAGAAGTACAAGCACCTGCAGTTACTACGTATGACCCTCTACCTGCCTCTGCGGGTGTAGAAGACATCATGAAGCGCTTAGAGGCTGCTACAGGTAAGCCCAGCGCAGAAGCTATTGTAGATGCACAGTCTATGGACCCTCAAAAGCTCTCACAGCTAGGTCTAAGTGCTGCACAGATACAACAAGCTCAACAGGTACAAGCAGCCCCTGATCGTAAGGTAGAAGCAGGTGAGATGATCTCTGGTCCTACTGTAGACATGGGACGTGTAAAAGCAGAAACTAACTTTGCTGCAGCTACAGGCACACCTTCATCTGAGGCTACTGTACAAGGCCAACTTACAGGCTTGATGGAAGACTTTGAAGGTACTACTCCACCAGCTTGGGCTGCGGGTGCTATGCGTAATGCGGCTGCACAGATGGCTGCGCGTGGGCTGTCTAGTTCTTCTATGGCAGGACAGGCTATTATTCAAGCTGCTATGGAGTCAGCTATACCTATCGCACAGGCTGATGCTCAAGCGTTCCAGCGCTTTGAGATGCAAAACCTGAGTAATCGTCAGCAAGCTGCAGTGTTTGCTGCTGAGCAACGCGCGAAGTTCTTGGGCTTAGAGTTTGACCAGGCTTTCCAGACACGTGTTTCTAACGCAGCTAAGATTAGCGATATTGCTAATATGAACTTTACTGCAGATCAACAGGTAGCTCTAGAGAACGCTAGACTAGCACAGTCTGTAGATTTAGCTAACTTGAATGCAGCTAACGCTAAAGTCTTAGCTGATGCAGCGGCTATGTCTCAAATGGATATGGCTAACTTAAATAACCGTCAGCAAGCAGCAGTACAAAATGCTAAATCTTTCTTGCAGATGGAAATGCAGAACTTGTCAAACACACAACAAACTGCTATGTTTAAGGCGCAACAAAACAGCAATGCACTACTTACAGATATAGCAGCCGAAAACGCAGCAGCACAGTTTAACGCATCTAGTGAAAACCAGACTAATCAGTTCTTTGCAGATTTGAATACACGTATTAACACCTTTAATTCAGATCAAGCTAACCAAATGGAACGCTTTAACGCTGGTGAGGCAAACGCCTTAGCACAATTCAATGCTACACAAGCTAACTTGCGAGATCAGTTTAACGCTACTAACGCTCTTGTAATTGCACAAGCTAACGCTGCATGGGCGCAGAAGATCACTACAACTGAGAATGCAGCTCAGAATGAAGCTAATCGTATGTTAGCACAGACTGAGAATCAGATGACTGCACTAGCCTATAACTCTATTATTCAGCAATACCGTGATCGTATTAGCTATGCATGGCAGACAGCAAACAATGACGCAGATCGTGCTACAAGTATTGCAACTTCTAAAATCTCTGCAGACGCAAGTAAATACGCTTCAGATGCTACTATTGCTGCCGCAAACACTAAAGCGGCATCAGATAAGTCTTCTTCTTTCTGGAATAGTGTTGGTACTTTTGCCGCTGCAGTCGTTAGCTAAGGAAAATATTATGGCTCTTTTTAATATTAATAAATACATTGAAGAACAGGGTAGCGAAGAGCCTGTTAGCTCTATCATGCGTCCTAACACACAGGCAGAAGAACCTGACACTATGATGGACTTTTATAAGAGGTTCTCTAAGAGTATTTACGATGCTTTCCCAGACAAAGAAAAGTTTAAAGAGACTTTCGTTAAACAACGTAAGACTGGTATAAACTGGGACGAAGTACGTCGCTATACACGTGAAGCGGATATGCAAGACGCTATTCAGTCTAGCATCGAGCAAGCTTTAGGTATTATGCCACAGCAACAAGAAGAAGAGCCTGAGCAGCCACAAGGTCTTACACTTGTAGACGTGACTGACACAGATGAAGGTAGACTGTCTAATGAGGCTCCTCTACAAGAGCTTATGTCAGACATTACTGAAGAGAAGATCACAAGAGAAGAACTTCCCCCTGCTGCAGAAGACGCACCTGTCGCGGCAGTAGAGGCTGCAGATGATACAACTAATCAGAGTGTGTCTGAGAGTGAATCACAGGGTTTGATGTCTAGAGGGCCAAGAACTAGAGGCAAAGCAGGTGACCCTAATAAGGCACAGAAAAGCATAGAGGGTGGTGAGGTTTTTAACGCTAGAGACACACAGCGTATGCTTAATGAACTAGGTGACACTCGTGTGGCTGTAGACGGTGCATTTGGTCCAAACTCTAGGAAAGCATTAGGTAAGTATCAAGCCTCTATAGGACTACCTGCAACAGGTATTATGGATAGAGCTACTCTAGAGGCTATGAGAACTGGAACTGAAGCAGGCGATATTGAAGGTATGGATTTCCAGCAGGATACGGTGCAAGGTCGGGCATTAGCTGCTGTAGAGGAGTTAACCTTTAATCCCTACATTTTAAATAGACAAGCTCGTTTACGTAATAGTCAAGGCGAACGTACCGTAAGACATAATTCAGGCTTAACTATAGGTACAGGGTTTGACCTAGGTTCAAAAAGTAAACAATCCCTACTAGATATGGGTGTCTCTGAAGAGCTTGCTACAAAACTAGATAAAAGTGGTTGGTTAGGTGTACGCCCTTCTAATATAGTTGAGGGTGAACAGGACTACTTTAGAACTGCAGGTCATGCTGCCATGGTACGTAAGTACGAAGAGCAAGCAAACAACGGCACTTTACTAACGTTATCACCTGAAGAGATAGATGAACTTGTACAAGCTGAATATGATTACCATGAAGGTGAACTAGAGAAAGCGTATGAAGATTCAGGCTACGGTAGTTGGGACGATGTTAGTCAAAACGCTAAAATAGCACTTACTGTTGAACGTTATCACAAAGGTAATCTAGGAAGTAACTGGAGAACATACTTTGAACGTGCTAGAGACGACGATGTAAGAGGTATTACAGATTTATACCTATACAGAGACAGAAGACAAAACCCAGTACTAAGGGCTTTAGGGGTTATCTAATGTTAGGACTACCACTAGAACTCGTAACTATGCTAGGCTCCACTGTATTAGGTGGGGTCATGAGCATTTGGGGCCAGAGTATAAAAGCCCGTCAAGCTGAGCAGAAGATGCTTATGGAACGTGCTAACTTCAACGCTAAGCAAGCAGTGCTAGCGCGTGAGGCAGGTAAGAACGATAAACACTTTGCTTGGACACGAAGACTTATTGCACTCTCCGCTGTGTTCAGTATAATTGTGCTACCAAAGTTAGTCGCTGTGTTCTACCCTGAAGTAGGCGTATATGTAGGCTACACTGAAATTCAGACAGGGTTCTTTGACTTCATGTTTGGTCCAGGTGAAGAAGTCGTTAAGTGGAAGTACGCAACAGGATTTGTAATAACACCATTAGATACACACATTGTGTCAGCTATCGTAGGCTTATACTTTGGTGCAGGTTTTGCTAAGTAGGAATTACCATGAAAGAAGTTAATCTTTTTGAAGGACCAATACCCGGTCAATCACTAACAGACACACCTAAGAACGGCCCTTGGGAAAGCCCTCCTGAGATAAACGACTTAGAGGGTGCTGTAAAGTATTACATTGAGCGTATTAGTAAGCCTGAAGTACTAGACGACTTAGCTTTGTTGTTTGAACAAGGCGGTACTATTGATGACGTAACAGAAGTAATGACCACTATGGGAACCATGAAGGGTATCCACAGTGTAGACATTCAGATGTTAGCTGCTCCTATGATTGGTTCGTATATCAAAGCTGCTATGACCTACTACGATATTGATGCTCCTGAAGACCTTATGGCTACTACGGATATTTCTACAGAGCGTGAGAAGATGCGCATGAAGCAGGTCTTTGAAGATGCTATCGTT